TTGCGTTCAAACTTGGTGAGCGAGTTGTAGTCCACCTGTGAGGCTTTGATCCTGCGGGCCGCCTCCATAGGGTCGAGCCCTTGCCGAAGCAGGGCGATGTAGCCTGCTGCCCGGTTGATGGCGTCCGTCGTGTCCCCGAGTTTGTTGCTCCATCGCAACACTGGATTGACCACATCCTTGTCGGCCAGCGTCGTGCTGAGATTCCGTGGGTCCAGTTGTCCCGGCAGTTTCCTGGCTGCCGTGGCCCAGTTGCCAGCGTTGAGCAGTTCGGCATAAGACGCCCGGCTAGATGACAGAGGCATGCGGCCGGACAGCAGGTCACCGACCTGATAGCCCAGCGTGGTGCGTGGCGTAGATCCAGGGACCAGTTCCGACATGAGCCCGGTGCCAGCCATGTCGCTGACCAACTCGTCGCCAACATCCGCCAGACCTCGTCCGGTCAGAATCTGCGAGGCGGCGAGGTCCGAGAGGAAAGCCTGCCGTCTGGCAGTTGCGTCGCCCAGGGACTGATAGCGGGAGATGGATCTCAGGATCGGATCCAGCCTCTCGTACTGCCCCTGGATTAGGTACTTCGCCCCCTGGTAGCCCTTCCTAAGGTCCATCGGATTGCGGACTTCGTAGAAGTTGGACACTATGGATGAGTACCAGTCACGAACAAATCGTGCGGGCCAAGCCAAGATGTTCGCCTTGAACATCCGAGTGAGGTCATCGAGGAAAGTCATCAGTTTCCCCTGGGCCTCCGGGCTGGCGTAGAAGTCGCTGATCCTCGTGAGCCTCTCCAGCAGTCGTTCGTCTATGGCGACGTTGCTCAGATCGCTGATGGCACCAGGGCCGAACCGCTTCTCCAGCCTGTCGAGGAGTTGCTTGGCGGCACCCTCCAGGTTTCCTGCGGCGTCTGGAGTGGACTGGAGCCCCAGTTTCTGCAGGGCCTCGGCGGCTGTGGTGTATGAGCGGTAGCCCCCTCCTGGCACCTGCGTCGAGATCGTCCCGTAGTTCTGCGGCACGGCACTGCTGGCGATGGCGTCATACAGGGTATTCGCAACCCGGATCGACCGCTCCCTGCCGGTGACGTAGCGGGTAAGGTCCTCCCCCACGCTGGAGCCGAACAACGGGAACCCCTTCTTGATGGCCTCGGGGTCAATGCGGTGCAGTGTCCGGGCCGCCTCCATGGCCTGCTGCATGCTGTAGGTCGGGACTGGGCCTCCGGTCGGTGTCGCCCCCGTGGGGAAGATCCGGCGAATCTCCTTGTCGGCCTCGGCCTTGATGTACTTGGCTGCCTCCAGGTCATTGGCAGCCGTGCGATTGAACCCAGCCACGTTGGGATCAAGGCTCAACCGCTGCAGGGTGGCCTCTCCGCCCGGCATCTTGAGTTCGTCGGCCCGTGCGAGTTGGTCCCCAGTCAGCGTGGAGAAGTCCAGGTTGCCCTTGCCTGGGCCGGATTTCATTCCGGGGAACAGGTTCTTGTTGGCGTGACGCGGGAAGTAGTCTGTGCCGAACGGATCCTTCAGTTCCGCACTGCCGATGCCAGCGGCCTTGCTGCGCTGAATGTAGTCAGGGGCCATGGACTTCCAGCGATCCACGAACTCTTGCAACTCGGGCCTGCGAGCCACGAACTGCATGTCGCTGGCTGATGCGACGTTGGGCCCGGCCAGCACACGGCGGAGCAGTTGCTGCGTGTCGGGCGTGAAGGCGTTCTCGGGCAGTTTCTGCAGGGCGTCGGCTGCGATCCGGCGACCGGCCTCCTCTCCCTGCTGCCTGGCTGCAGACACCTGCTTGGCGAGGATCTGCCCGCCCTCCTCGGTGTTGCCAGCCACGGAGTTGTCGAACAGCGATGTGGCAAACCGACCTGGGCCTGACCACCGGGCCATCTGACCGAGCCGGTCGAGGCCGCCACTCAGGTACTCGCCTAGCACTGGGATGTTGCCGGTGATGGCTGGGCTGCGGAATGGCAGTCCGATCCCGATGTCGCCGCCCAGCCTCCGACCTCGCAGGTTGTTGTACTGCCCGGCTCCTGCCCAGTTCTCGATCTTCTGGATGGCATCGGCCCTGTTGGGCTGGGCGTCGATGAGGTCTTCGAGCGTCAGGCTCCGCTGGGCCATCCGCCTTCCAACGAGCGGCCGGGCTGCCAGGTCTGCGTCCGTGAGGTCCGCTAGGCCCTTGCCGAAGTTGTCCTGCCACGACCGGGCAGCGTTTCTGCCGAACGCCCCGAGTTCCCCGCCGCTAGAGAGCAGTTCGCGGCTGGCTACACGAGTCGCGTCGTCCAGCATCCCGGCGGCTTTGGCGGCCCGCCCGGCCTTGGAGAGGGCCGATCCACCCAGCGTGAAGATATTGAGCGGGTCGCCCAGTGCCTCGGCTGCGAACCCCGCCAGCGGCCTGCCCCAGCCGCCCATCGCATGCTCGCTGGGCAGCAGCCCGTATGTGTCGAGCAGTTCTTCGCCAGAGACCCGCTCTCCAGGCTTGCCCGCCAGCCAGCCTTGGAAGTAGGCACGCGGCGTGTCGATGGCCTGCAGGGCGGCAGAGATGCCCTGGCCAGAAGACTGGGACAGATTGTCCAGCATCTCGTCCCGGATAGCAGGGTCCAGAGACTCCTGCTCAACGGGATCGTCTGTGTAGAGAGATCCTTCTCCGTAAAGCCCAATCCCGATAGGCTTCCGTCGTGTTCGCCTCGGGGACTCGGGCTGCAGAAGATCCATCTCTACTTGTCGAAGGGCCTTCGTCCGGGCTTCTTGCCGTCAGCGACAGCGTTATCCTCCGGCTTCGGCGGAAACGCATAGTTCCAAAGTTGCTGACCGGCAGCACCGGCCGCACTCGCCCCTTGAGTGACGGCGTTCAAGGCTCGCTCTCCAAGCCCTTCAGCCTTCTTGTCGGTCTTGGACTCCCACCACTGCCGATTGGCGGGGGTGTCCGGGATTCCCAACTGAGCGCGGAACGCCTGATAGGTGGGGTACAGTTGCAAATACTCGCGGACGAATGCGTCCTGCTCAGGCGTCAGGTTCGGGTTGCCGTGCAACTCCTTGTACTTCACCGACCCAGCGGTCTTGAGGTACGGCTTGGCACCATTCGGGTTGGCCCTGCCAGCCTGTGTGCTTTGGTAGTGGTTGGTGAACGCAGCCAGCGTCCCTGGCCCGACGGGGGCGGCGTTGATGATAGCCAGGTTCTGGGCCTCCCTCGCGGCGGGCAGGGGCTGGTCATCGCCGCCCAAGGCCCCGGCCTGCTGGGCTCCCGCCTGATTCCGCATCTCCATGGCGGCAAGGTTGCCCCAACCCATATAGGGATTCTGCGAGTGCATCATGGTCAGGAATGCCAGTCGCTGCTCATCGTTGGCAAACGACATGCTGCGGTACTGCTGATATGCCTGCGGAGCGACGCCCATCATCCTGGCTTGCTTGAACTCCGCGATTCTCTGCTGCTTTTCCTGTTCTCTGGCGGCACGCATTTCGGTGCGGACAGCCATGAGGGCCATGTTGATAGCCCGCACTCCGGCCTCGTGGCCACCCTGCTGTGCGGCATTGTTGTAGATCGAGCGCAGCCCGGGGATGCGATCCCCGTTCTTGGTCTGGCGATCTTCGAGGAACAGCCCATGGCTCTCGGCCGCATGTCCGATCTGTGGCCAGGTTCTGGCCAGGAACCGCTCACGATTCTCTGGTGTTCCAGGCATGGGGACGGGCCTGGCCCGGTTCTCTGCGGCGGCAGGGGCGTCGGCCTCCAACTCCTCGCCTGGGCCAGGCACAAGCGACTCAGGGCCAGCGTTGCGTGGGGCGGGCGGCGTGGCTGCTACAGTCGGAGCAGCGGCAGGTGCCGGAGCGGCAGCAGCAACAGGGGCTGCGGGCGTCGGCTGCCGTGCCACCCGAGACTGCGGGAGGACGCTTTGGGTGTACCCTTGGTCGTAGGGATTGAGTTTGTCCATGGCGACCGCCACGGTGCTGCCGTCTTGGCGTTGGATGATGACATCCCCGTTCTCGTACCCCACGGCTCGTCCGACAACGGCGTACCGGCCGGTCGAGTCCACCCACCGCCTGTAGGGCGGCATCTGGACGGCACCGGCCTCCTTCATCATCTCGTCAGCCTCTGCTGGCGTGGCGATGCGGGTAGGCTCCGGGGCAGGAGGCGGGCTGCCGACTGGCCGAAGTGACTGTGCCGCTGCCTGCTGGGTGGGGAAAGGGCCCTGAGGACGAGGGCTGACATCCGAGTACTCGTTCTTGGGGTACCGATGCTCGAAGTCCCTGGCCGCCGGGGAGTTGGCCCAGTAACTCTGCTTTCGCTTGGCTTCTTCGGCGGGATCGTAGTGCGTAGGCAGGTCCGGCGGAGCCATCGGGGGATCTTCCGGGACCATGTCCGGCTGCTGCGGGAACATCCCGGCCATCATGCCGTCCATGGCCACATGAAGATCGGGCGAGTTGTATGCGTCCGCCGGATCGCCATCTAGGCTGACCGAGCCATAGCCATCGGGCGGACCACCGCCGACCTGACCTGGGATGGCGGGCACCGGCCTTGGCTCGATGTCCGCCGAGGTCCTTCGCTCCATCCAGTTCTTGACGTCACGGGCCTGTTCCGGGAACGGCACCTCGTTCGGGTCGGGTAGCCCAAGTCGCCTACGCTGCTGATCTCGAATGATATTGCTCATGGCTCAGTAGTAGGTTGTGGGCCTTTGCATCGTGCCCGTTGGGATCCGGCCACCGGGCCGAGTGGTCGAGATGATCCGGCGGATTCGGTCCAGGGAGTCGTTGGTGTCGTACTCCGCTGGCACCATCATCTCTGGCGGCACCATGTTTATGCCCTCGTCGCCGGGGAAAGGGCCATCTTCCGACAGCCCGACCGGGAAGATTCCGGCCCCGCCAGGCATTCCGCCCGGTGTTCCGCCAGGGCCAGAGCCGTTCCCGCCGTCCGGGAGTATCCGTCGGGCAGCAGCCTTGGCGGCGTCGTAGGCTCGCCCTGGCAGTTCCCGCATCTTGTCGCCAGCATCTGCGACTGGAAGCATCCATTCGGGGAGGTTTTCCCGATTGGCACTGGCGGCATACAGACCTGCACCAGCAGCCGTGAGTGCGAGTTTGTTCCTCCAGAGTTGGTTGACCCCAGCACCAATGGCGCTGTAGCCAGCCCGGAACGGCAGTTTGACGAAGTAGTCCAGTTCCTCCCGCTTGAGCCTTTCCCACTCTCGTGATCGCAGGCCAGGCTTCCCGGACTCCCCAGCCCGCTGGGGCTGCGGGTTGGTCTGAGCGTTGGCGGCGTCCTCGGCCTTCTTGGCTGCGGACTCAGCGTCAGCAGTCCTGGCTGCATCCGTGGCAACCGCAACCGCCTTGTCGGACTCAACGTCCTTAGTGGCCTTGGCGGCGTCCACGTTGGCCGCTGCTTGTTCGGCGTCCTGGACGACCTGGCCTGGGTTTGCGGATCGACCTGAACTCTCGGGGAGCGGCAGGTCATCGAGGACTGGCTGGGTCTGCCTCTGCCGCATGAAAGCGTCGATCTCCATCTCCTGCTGCGACCGTCGTGCGGCCCGCTGGTCATCCAGCGCAGTGGTGCTGAAGTCGTTGATCTTGTCAGTCCACGGCTTGATAGCGGGATCGCCCATGGTGCCCACCTGCAGGGCCTGTTCGATCTGCCGCATCTCTGCAGGAGTGGGATTTCGGCCGTTTCGTCCCCGGAAGGCCCGCACGCCCCTAGCCATCTGATCCGCCGTCACCGGACGGGGCGGCTGCGTGAACCCGGAGTCCGGGGCTGGAGTTGCCGGTGCCGGAGTTGCCGCCGGATCTGGAGTCACAGTTGGGCTCGGAGTACTGGATCCAGCCGCTCCAACTGAGGGCGTATCTGCGGGCGTGCCGACCTGAGTCGTGGATGCACTCGCCAGCGGGTCGATTGGGGCCCCTGGGGCGGACGGCCCTGACCTGGCAGGAACGCCGTTGGGGAACCTCTTGCTGAGAGCCTGCTCCATGGGGCCAATGACCTCAGAGGCCCACCTGGCAGCGATGGTCTGGGCCTGCGGATCGTTGGGGAACTGCCCAGCCATGCCACGCATTTCCTGATAGCGGGCCAACGCACTGCGGAACGCTGGGCTATCTTCTGGGGCGTTGGCGATATGGTTCGCAAACTTCTGAGCGTCTTTGACGTATGTCGCCAGCCGGTCGTTCGGGCCTCGTCCGCCTCCGCGTGGCGGCGGCTTCGGTGCAGCGGGCCCTTGCTGAACCGGCTTGGCCTGTGCCTGCTGCTTGGCCGCCTGCTTGCCAGCCAGCCTCTGACGGCCCTGCTCTGAGAAAGCACCCGGCGGCGGGGCGTCAATGTCACCTGCCGATGCGGCACTCAGGGCGGCGTTGACATCGTCGGTCGTGGCTCCAGGCTGCAGGACAGGAGCGTCGTCCTGGCCTACTTGAGTCTGGGTAGGCTTCTGGGGTGCGGCCTGGGGTGGCGTCTCGGGGGCCTGGGGATTTCTGAACAGTTCCCCAAACTCGTCAATCTCGTCCGCCATTCCGAGAGCGTCTTGGTCCCCGCGCAGCAGGGCATCCGATGTGGGCGGAACTTCGAGCGACTCGACATCATCAGGAAGCGACTCCACCTGCCGTGCCAGTTCCTCTGCACGCTGCTGGGCGGCCTCGATCCGCTTTTGCCTCTGAATCTCGGGGTTGTCCCAGTCGGGGTCGAGGGCCGGGCGAGCCGGGGCTTGCGGGGCGGCTTGTGCCCCCTGCACAGCAGGACGAGCCGCACCCGGCCGACCAAGCAGGCGGGCACGCATGTCATCGACGCTAATCGGGCGAGCAACCTGCTGGCCCTCGGCCTTCGGCAGGCTCGAAAGCCCCATGTCCTCGCCCCATGTCTCCGCGAACTGGCGACGAAGCGGCTCCCGAACAGCGTCCAGCATCGCCTCCGGGATCGGCTTGTCCTTCTCCAAGACTCGGATGGCGAAGTCCGCCATCTCGTCTGGAGTCTTGAAGCCGTATCGTGCTGGTGGCTTCAGGAATGCAGACTGCACATCCTTGATGTTCCCGCCCGCATCTCGAATGGACTTCTCGACACCGGCAGCCCGCAGGATCTCGGTGTAAAGATGCTCCACGGCTCGCTTGGATAGCCCCTTGATTCGCCCTGCGCTGGGTGCCCGGCCTGGCTTGGACTGTAGCGGTCGCGTTTCCGCCTTGAGTTCGCCAGGCAGGCTGCCTCGGGAGATGCCGTCGATAACAGACGAGTCGTCATCAACGCCCAACTCACCGGCTTGAGGCTGTTTGCCGCCGAGGCCCACGATGTTTTCTGGGCGAGACGACGGCCTGCCACGGCTGGCGATGGCGTTGAACTCGTCCGCAGGCATCCAGGGGTCAAACCCTACGACAGACACGAAGTTCTTGGAGTAGGTCTGGAGCGGCGACCCTTCTCCGAGATCCCGGCGGGTCATGCTGCTGCTGGGCTCAGATCCGCTAAGGGCCTTCCTCTCGCCCGCAGTCAGCCTCTCTCCTCGCTCCAGTTTCCTGGCGGCAGCCAGTGCAGCACTGTCATCGTTCGGAATGGACCACTTGCGAGGATCAGCGGAGCGAGTGCGACCGAAGTCGTCCTCGGAAGATCGCCTCCAGGCCCGGAGAATCTGTGCGTCAATTTCATCGGGCATGAGGCTTTCGAGAGGCGGCAGGCTGGGATTCGCAGCGCGCTTTTTCTCGTACAGAGCAGGAAACCTCTGCCGAGCCATCTCAAACTGCTCTGGGGTAGGCTGTGCCGGTACAGAGATAGTTTCGGGGCCACCTCGAAACCGTGGCCGAGTCTCCGGGGCAGTGACCGGACGGCCAGCGGTCTGCGCCTGAATCTCCTTGTATCGCTTGCTGACGTAGTCGCCCACGGAGGCACTCGTTGTCAGCCCCTTGCTTCTGGCCTCTGCATACAGGCCACGCAGTATGAGGTTCTCGCTCTGGCCAGGGGGAGGAAGTTCTGCAGGTGCCTCCCGAGAGAACGGGGCATCAGGCTTCCGCTGTTCCGCCGAGAAGCCCTCAAACTGCGATGCGGCCTCAACCGCAGCCCGCCTTTCAGCAGACATCGGCTGCCCCTGCAGGGTCTCTAGCAGTTCCCTGGCGGACTCCGACAAGCCTCGCTTGCCCCGGGGGTTTGGATTGGCGGCAACAATCAGGGCATCAACCTGCTGCCGGGCCTCGGGGCTCAAATCGGCGTAGGCGCTCTGTGCCTCGATCCTCTTGCTGAGACTGTCGCTGAACACATACTGCCGAAGCAGGGCGGCGACATCGGTGATGTACTTGGTGCGGTCTCCGCCCGTCGCCTGGGGGTTTTCGAGGGCCTGCTGCAGAACGTCCCGAAGGGTGCCGCCGCGAATGTCTTTGCCAGCCCGGCCAGCGACCTTACCGCCAGACGGAGTCTGATCCCACGAACGCCCGATAGCCTCGGGGTTCACCTCAAACAACTTGGCGGCAGCCTTGCGTGGATCAGCCATCTGCCCGTGCCTTCCCGTTGAGACGCTTCTTGTTCGACTTCTTGGCGATCATCTCCTCGTCGTCCTCCTCGGGAGGCGGGTCGAGGTCGTTTTCAGCGATGGGCAGATCGTCTTCCTTGACCTTGGGCGGCTTGCTGTCGCCCTTCTTCTCCTCATGGAGATTGACTACGTCGTCGTTCTCCTTGAGGGCCTTCTCCAGGTCCTCCTCGGACGCACCACGCCACGAGCCCCTGCGGCCGATGTGCCTCAGGACCTTGAGTAGTTGGCCCCTGGTCAGTTCCTCGGGTTCGAGGGTGATGAGAGAGGCGACTTCAGACGCTTTGTGGGACGACATGGCGATTCCTTTGAAACCGTCAGGGGACCTAGCCCATTAGGGCCATCATTAGTTGGAGTTGGGACTGCTGCATGGCCATACGGAGTTGGGCCGCTGCGGACATGTGGCCGAAGTTGCGAGACCAGTCGGCCTGACCTCGGGCGTGCTGCACCATGGCCAGGTTCTGGGCCTCCAGTTCGCGGGCCTTCTCGTAGTCAGACCGCATCTTGGAGTTGGCCAACTGGTCTTCCGTGCGAATCTGGGCAGCACCCTCGGCGGCCTTCGACATGGCCTGGGCACCCTCCTGCCCCGCGATGAACTGCTGGCCCCTGCCGCGAGAAAGACCGGCACGGTCCAGTTGCTTGGTCTGGTACCGCTGGTCGGCGTGCTGGAACCCCTGGGCCATCACGTTATTGACGGCGTCCTCGGTGGTGTTGATGTCGATGTACTGCGGTTTCTTGATCGTGGACTGCCCGGAGTACGGGGGTTTTGACCCGCCCTGGCTCGGGAACCCGGGACTGTAGGTGCCACCGCCCGGCTGCGGGGCCATGGTCATGCCTGGCATCTTGGGTGCAGAGCCCGACCGAAAGCCTGGGCTGTACACCCCGCCTTTCCCGCCAACAGACATGTCGCTACCCAGCATTGTTGGCCTACGTCTATGAGAGAAGTGCCTGAGCGAATGCCATGCGATTGCGGATCATGGACTCCTGCAACTTGGCGGCCAGGCTAACCTGATCGACCGACCGCTGGGCCATGTCGCCGTAGATCTTGGCCTGATTGGAGAGCCCGCTCTGCATCAGTTCGCTGCGGGTAACCTGATCTTCCATGTTCTGCTGGGCGTTGGTCTTCTCGATGCCGCGACGCAACTGTGCCGCATCGTTCATGGACAGAGAGCGACTCAGGTCATTGGCTGCCTGCACGCCCGTGGGAGATCCTGTGGCCTGGTATTGGCCCTCTTTGCCAAGCCGGTCCATGACGTTGCCGGTGTTCACGGCCTGGCGGTTGGCGTTGAACCCCGCCTGATACCCGAAGCCCTGCTGCCCAGCGCTCTGGACTGGTTGCGGCTGGTTCTTGTTGATGAGGTCCGTGCGGGCCTTCATCTGGGCATTCACCACATCCTGGCCGGTGCCGTTCGGGTTTTGGTCCCAGAAGGCGTTGTGCTGCGGCGAGGAATACTGCCGGTATGTGCTGCTGTTTTGACCCAGCAGGGCCTCATACGGCTGCATTCCGGTGCCGGTGGCTGTGGGGGGCATGGGCGTCTAACCGAAGAGGCTCTTGGCAAAACTGTCGAACCCGCCACGGCGCTTCTGGGGCACGGGGCCCCGCATCTGGTTCTGGCTCGCAGCGAAAGAGCCGCCGATCCGCTTGCCGTCGTTGTCGTGCAGGTTCACCGTGGCTGGCTCCATCGGGACCGGCTGCATCATGTTCCCGAACCCAGAGCCGAACCCATTGAGGCCGTTGAACATTTCCCTGACGGCCTTGAGTTTTTCCTGCTGAATCTGCTGTGCTTGAGCGGTTTCGGAGTTACGCCTGGCCTGCTCCTTGGCGATGATGGACTCCTGGAATGCCTGACGCTGGCGATCCCACATCATCTGCTCCCAGGCGGCACGGGCTCGCTGGTTCCGGGCGTTCGCGGCCTCCTGGGCAAGAACACGATTCCGCTCTTCTGCGATATAGACTTGCGACATGGCCTAGTACTCGGATGGCATGGACTGAGACACGGAAATGGATACACCGTTAGGTCGAACGCTCGGGATTGCCGGAATGCTTCCGTCGTAGTAGCCGAGGTCCCTGAGGTACTTCTTGAGTTCCCGAATCCGATTGTGCGATGCCAGAGCGGACTTGAGGTCGCCGCCCCACAGGCTTCCAATCACGCCAGACTCAGTCTGAGACCGCTCCTGGCCCAGTCGGTGGGCGATCTCCGGCCCGGACGAGAGGTCGAGCGAGTAGTTCGTTGAAGACTGAAGTGCCATTCGGGTTCTCCAGGGGGTTTATGTCTGCCCAGCGGCCTGGCGTGGCCCCTTCTTTTCGGCCCTCCTGATGGCCAAAAGAACCAGGGCCCTGGCGGCGGACTCCAAGAAAGGCAGGCCCCGGCCGGTGGCCTCTTCCTTCAGCCATTGGCAAATGGTCTGTATGTTGTCCCTGCACCACCGGGCCCCCATCTTGTCCATGTGCTTTGCCCTTCTGTTGCAGGCACAGCCTGGTCTGGCCTTGATGCCAATCCGCCCCAGCAGCCGCTTCAGTTCGGACCCAGGGCCTGCCTGAGGCTTCTCGGGCTCTCGCTTTTTGGGATAACTGGGGTGGGTCTCGTCCACTGTGACCGAGTGTTCTCCCTGCTGGACAATGCAGGGACGCACATCTTCCAGGGAGTAACCCCGGGCCTGGCACAGAGCCTCAAAGACGGATCTAGGGCCGGTAATCATGGGAATGGGGTCGCGTCGTAGAAGCAGATGTCGAGGTACGCCTCCGCAACCACGCCATGGTTGTCTCCGATGGCCAGCGTGAAACACCTCTCCTCTATCTGGAACGAATACGAATAGGCGTCACAGGCACCGAAATATGGTCCGCCGACCGTGTAATCGTCGGACCCGACGCAGTGGGCGACATTGCAGTCGCAGTACCCATCTACGCTGCACAGCGGGTCAGACGGGTCGATAACGTATTCGCCCTCTTCGATTATCGAGCCGTTGATGATGAGTTCGTCGTCCACCCAGCCCCGGATAGTGACCAGTGCAGGCAGTGGGCAGCCTGGCGGAACGCAAATCGTGGTCTCGAAATACGGCGCGGCATCGCATGTGCCGGGCAAGACAAAGCGATTGGCTAGGCCCGAGAACGTCGTGCATCGTTCGCATGCCTCGCAGCAGCAGCCGTCATATTGTGTGACTGGCCCCGACTTGGCGACAAGCCCAGAGCCATTCACCAAGATGCCGTTGTTCTTGATGACAAGCGGCATGGATCACTCCGGCGGCGGCTCGTCGCAAACCGTGAGGTCTATTTCGGTATCAAGGCCGGGGCTGTACCAAGGCCCAAAGACGTAAGCCGAGCCCTTTCTCACCCAGAGTTTGCCTGCATCTAAGTCCAATTCGACATCTGTCACGAAAGTGATTTCCTCAAGTTCGCTGACATCTATGTAGAACTTGGTTGCGTTTTGCTCCTCTGTAATCTTGAGCCGAATGTAGTCTTCCTGGTTCCCCGCAGCCTTGAAGTCCACGCTATGCACGACGTTCGGCGGGGTCTTACCGTCGGGGAACGTGCAGTGACGGCGGATGTCGTTGTGTCGGAGCGAGACGGTGCCTGACTCATCTACGTCGATGTACCTGCCCGGGAAGACCGACCCGCCTAAGAAGGTGTTGTTGATGATGTTGACCGTGTCTCCGCCCCCTGGATTCGGGCTGCCGGGCCCGACTGGCGGATCGGGGTCTTCGTCGGGTTCTGGGGCAGGTGGCTCAAACTTGGTTGGCTGCGGGAGCGATAGGTCCGGGTACGAGTAGCGGGCCGTGTCGGGCGTTATGAGCCGCATGTCGGGCCGGGTGTAGTCAATGGTCACTGGGCCGCGATGCACGAGCGGAGCCCTGCACTGGCCGAGCAGGTTCTGCACGGTGCTGGCCAATGGAGGGGCGAGGCCACCCAGGAACAACGACTGGCCAAGCAGTGGTGCCTGCCTTGTGAACACGCCTAGCCTCCAGACTTGTCGTTGACGCCGTAGATGTCCAGGTTGTGGATTGACACAGACCCGGCTGCGTCCTGCTTACCCGACAGTGCCACGCTCACATGGCGGTCAGACCCCATCATGTCGTCAAGCACCCGGCCGGAGAACACGGCACGGGCCACAGCATGGGACTCTGCTTCCTGCAGCGGAGTGGCCTGCATGTCCAGGATCGCCGCTGGCACCTCGTCGGAGTGGACGAAGCCAGTCCCGCGATCCCGGCGGACGACGTTGCTGCGTGGGTATCGGGAGTTGTTGTAGTACGTCTGCAGGTTCAGAATGCACTGGCTGGTCGTTGGCTGGTAGGTGACCGAGCATTGGCGGTTCTGGGCTTCGCCGCCCCGCTTGTCCTGGGAGTCGGTCGTGTACTCAAAGCACCCAGACTTGAAGGACCAGTGAACCGGCCTGGTGGACGAGGAAACGGTGTAGGTCGCAGTAGCCTGCACGCCTCCAGTGGGCGGGGCACTGATCGTCAGGCTGCCGTTGGTGTACTTGGTTCCTGGGCTTTTGATGACGATGCCGGTGATCGAGCCGTCGCTGTTCAGGGCACACTCGAACTGCGCACCGTGGCCTCCTCCAGCCGTAATGGTCGGGGGCTGCCGGTAGCCACGGCCGGGGTTGGTGATGGTGACGGTTGCGATGGACGACTCCGCCAGGTCGGTCAGCCCCTGGTTCAGTTGACGCAGGTAGCCGCCGCTCGTCCCAAACACCAACCTTACGCCGCCGTCGTCAGTTCGGACCTCGGTTGCCGAAGACAACTCTGCGGGGTACCGCTCCTCCCACCATGTCTTGAAGTCGAAGGAGTACACCAGTTGTCGGGACGGGTACTTCGTAGAGCCGTCTCCCAATACTGCGACGCCAGCCCGCAACACACCAAGTCGCTTGTCGGCCCGGACGTAGAACCACTGCCGCAGCGAGGCGTCGATTTTGTTGACCCAGTAGTCGAAGATCCCGAGAGACAGGTCCTCGACGTTCCCCTGGGCGTCCATGGAGTACACCCCCTGGTCGTCCATGGCGTAGATCTTGCCGTCGAAGATGTCCCAGCACCGCTGGTTGTAGCAGCCACGGTAGGCCAGCATGTAAACGCCCAGGTCTACCAGTGGCTGGGCGACGTAGGTGAGTCGATGGCAGTGCCGAGACTGGGCCACGATTAGAGCCCCGGCATAGGGGATGAGGGCCGTAACGAAGTCTGTAGACCGCAGGTTGGTCTGCAGGACGACTTCGTTCACATCGGGCATGGACTCCGGCTCGTCCGCCTCACTGAACCGCAGCACGTTTGGCGAAGACCCCGTGGTATCGACCCCCATCCACATCCGGTCCTGAAACATCACCCCGACCGCGAAGTCATCAGGCGGAACGCCAAACCTGTTTGCGTTTAGTTCCCCGTTCGGCAAAAGAATCGGCATGGCCATGAAGCCGGTGCGGTTCGGGTCCACCAACTCCCAGTCCGTGATGTTGTCGGTCGTGGACCCGAAGGCCCCTGTGCCGCCGATCTTGGCCACCCGGAACAGCGTGGTGGCCTGGTTGGAGGTTGTCCGCCAGAGTTCCACGCTTCGGCCAGACGCTGCGGTGTAGGTCCAGGTAATGTGCGAGGCCCCGTCGCCGCAGTCCACTTCAGTCAGCGGAGAGAGGTTTGAGTACAAGGGCCCGCCTTCAGCCGTCGGCACAGAGTCGTTGACGTAGCGGTAGTAGCACTGATACTTGCCACGCAGGTGGGCACGAATCACCGCCGTAGCCTTGCCGCCGCCGCTGTTGGCCAGCAGATCTCCCTGCGTGGGAGGCCACAGGAACCGCTGGTCCCGCAACTCTCCGTTCGGGTCAATGGCGGTCACGACACCCGCAGAAGAAGTCGTGGTCGAAACTTGGGTGGCCCCGTCCTTGGCCGATCCCGTGTACGGCAGAAGTTCGCAGGTCGGAGCCCGCAGGTACATCGAGCCGCCGTTCGAGATGGTGTACGACGTTATCTTGCGGGACTTGAACCGACTGGCGTCCGACAGTTCCTGGAGGGTCTTGGGCGTCTTGGGGTGGTTCCTGCCATACCCCTTTACAATCATGGGGCAGACAAGGTTGGCGTCCGTGCAGTCGGGAGTGCCCAGGGCAGACACGGAGGTGAAGGCGATCTTCACCGACACCTCGGCGGTCGAGGAGTAACCCGAGCCGAAAGCCTGCACGCCCACGCCGCTTCTGGAGGTGATGTCATCCACTTGCTGTTGAGTGCAGCACGGCGTCGCCGTATCGACGGTCGTCTTCATGCCGAGCAGTTCCAGGCGAACCTTTGCCCCGCTCCCGCCGCCGCCACCCTGGGCGTCTGCAACCCAGCAGGTGAACCCGTCCTCTGTAACCTCGGCCATCGCGGTGCTTTCGGCGGTGCAGAGGTATGCCTGCACGTTGCCGAACAACTCCAGCGATCCGGCTGGAGGCTGGCTCTCGACCTCCCAGTACACGATCCCGGTGGCTGGAGTACCGGAGGGGGATCCTGATTCCAGGTTGGCGGTGAACGACAGGCCGCTGCCGATGGCACCGCTGTCGGAAAGGGTGACGCTGGGAGCCTGGCTGTACCCCTTGCCGTAGCCGGTAACGTCAATCGACCTGAGGCCGCCGTCCTGAATCCGAGACACGGCAGTGGCGACGGTTGTCGGGGCAGTGCCGTTGTGCGTAATGGTCACAGCGGGAGGCCGGTTGTACCCACCCCCTTCATTCTCGATGTCGATCCGAGCGACGTAGTACAGGACCGTACCGCTCTTGGTGACGGTCGGGGCGACGGTCGGGGCGTTCACGCCTACGTCACGCCAGGCATCCAGGCTGGGGCTGTAGACCTGGCCCCGATTGTTGTGGCCCTGATAGACGTACACTTCTCCCCTGCGGCCCTGGGAGAACGCGACGGGTTTGTTGCCGCTGAAGGGCATTAGGACACCGTGGGGTTGGTGAACTTCACGATGTTTCCGGCGTCATTGAAGCCGAAGATGATCTCCGACTGGCCGCTGCCGACGCTGTATCCCCAGAGTTCGATCAGGGCCCCGCCAGCGGTTCCGGTGGCCGTGACGTTCCCCATGCCGCCACGCACGGTCAGTTGGCCGGGGATCAGGCTCTGGGCGTTTGTCTGCTCGACGGCCCCGCCAGCCGGAAGGATGTACGGGCTGGCTGCGGTCACGAGGCCGGACCACTTGGAGATTCGGATCATGGATTCTGAACCCCCTGATCCACGCCAGGCCGCAGATACCAGAACGAGAAGTAGCCGCCGGTCGTGAGCCTCCGGCCCGAGATCGGGGCCAGCGTGTCCTGCTCAAAGGCGAGCCGCAGGTCTCTGTAGTGGACCGCAGTGGCTCCCTCGATGTTCTTGCCCAACAGCCGGGAGACCCATACCTCGGCCCCAGACAGCAGGGCCGTGTACATGGTAGGGGCGATGTCCAGCAGGTCAGTCACGATGTACTTGCTGCCACTGACCGTGGACGCAGGCTCTGGCGAGTGGACCGTCATCGCAGTGGTGCTGGATGGCGGGGCTGTGATGTACGCCTCGAACACATACGGCCGCATGCCAGCCAGGCCCTCTGGGTGGTAGGTGGCGTCACCGGAGGCCCGCAGAACGGAACCGGCCATGCGGCTGTGGAATTGCGTGCTTGTGCCAGCAACCGTGAAGTAACTCCCGGGCGGCGTAGAAGGAGGTGCCGCCAGGGTGACGGTTGGCGTGCTGACGTACCCAGTCCCGCCGCTGGCTACGGTGATGCCAGTCACGACGCCGTTGCTTATCGTGGACGCAGCGACAGCCCCCGATCCGCCGCCGCCAGTGATGGTGACGGTGGGGTTCATAAAGTAGCCGTTGCCGCCAGCGGTCACCGAGATAGCCGTCACATTCCCGCCAGCAACAGTGGCAGTTGCCGTGGCCTGCGAGGCCGGGGCAGAAGTGGACGATGTCGTGATAGTGCCAGCCCGGCTCGTGGGCTCCCACCCGGTCAGGCGAAGGTCCCTTGGGCGACGCCTGTAGGTCAGGGTTACGGTCTCGTTGTAGCGATAGCCGTTGTAGAGTTTCAGGTCGTAGTAGCCGTCTCGCTCTGCCGATGGCATGACGGTCCAGGCCAGCCGGACCAGTTGCTGGAAGGGCGAGGTCTCGATCCTGGCCCAGTCGGCCTGAGAGACGTACTCAGCCACGATCCGCAGTTGCGGGATGTAGACCGCGTCTACGCTGGAGACGCCCCAGGGAAGCCTCACCGTCTTGATGAGGTCCGCAGCGACAATCGGCACCTGCTCGGTCGAGTGGTACCACTTCCAGTCCCGGGCGGAGATCAGGTCACGGTAGGCGTGAAACAGCCCCTGCCGCAAGACGCGATGCTCTTGGTCCTGGGCACCGCCCCCCGTGCTGGACAGAAGGTATTCGATGGCGTCATAGGCCGTGTACATGAACCCTCCGTGCCGCCCGTGCCACCGCGACTACTTCCGCACCGGCGGCACGAACAGTGCTTCCAGACCCGCCTTGACATCTGGCCCCAGCACCTCCAGCAGCCTGGCCTCCGCTTGGGCCTGCGTGTAGTCACCGGCAGCATCGTAGGCTGCGCCATCCCACAGCGTCACAGCGAACGGGCATCGGCGGATGCCAGCACGGGCGATCTTCCTGGTAGCGTTGTCCGAGATTGTGAAATCCAACTCCGCGAACTTCATCTCCGGGAACGGCTTCGACTGACCCTTGCTGTTGACAAACGGCGGCGGCTGGATGGTGATGGGGCTGGGCAGAATCATGTCAGGCTACTCCTAGAATGCTGGAACCGTTGATACCGCTGCGACGGACGAAATACACTTGCCCGCCGCCCCATCCGTCTGTCAGAACGATGGGCGGCCCTACGACGTAGACTGTGGCGTCCAGATTTGCACTTGAGCAGGTGGATTGGTCATGAAATGTGATTCCGCCCATGATGGACGCTCCTGCGCCGTATTGCGCATGGCTGTAATCGTACATTCCAACGTATCCGTCAACGACCATGTCTATGCAGAATGTGCGGTCGTTGAAAGTTCCGTTGCCGACGATAGACCCGTTGTCCCCAATTGCGTCGTCGTTGAATGTGGCGTCACCGCCAACGGAGCCGTAGCAATCTGAGACGTCGTTGAACGCGGCGTTGTTAGTCACAGTCCCGCCAGAGTACTGCGTGTTGTTGTAGAAGACGGCACTGTCAACGATTCCGTCTAATAGGCCATGACCAGGCTCAATGGAGCCGAATGTGGCAGTTCCCCCAATGCTTCCTCCACCATCCATATACCGTAGGGTGGCATCTCCAGTGACGTGCGCGCCATATAAGTACAACAAAATCCCATCGCCGGTAAGCGTATAACCAGCGTCAATGCTTTCAGCCTGAACAAGCCCGGTGGCCGTAATATCAAACCCGATTACTGCATATCCTAAGTTGTCGGTAAAGTTGACGATTGTCGGCTGGCTGCCGCTATTGACCATCAGGTAGACACTGAGGCCAACGATCACAACGCTGTCGCTGCTCGTCGGCAGATTTGATGCCTGCGTGGTGCAGGCTTCGTTCGTCCACCAGTTGTCGATGGTGTCCCAGTCAACATCCTCCGCACCGCCAACTGCCGCCGTGTCGTTGAAATAAAGAATTGCCATTTTAGTATCCCGGTACGAATGCGACGATGTCCCACTTGTCCCTGCCCGCGTGATACGTCGCAGCCAGGATGTCCATCTTGTTCGCGGCTGTGGAGAACGGCAGCGGGCTGGTCGCACTTGACGGGATGACGAACTTGTTGCCTAGCGTCACGGTGCGACTGCCGGTGCCGTCCTGCCTGATCCTCCACCGGATGGTCTTGCCGTCAACGGGATTCGTTGGGTTCGCGAGAGTCACGTTGCCAGTGAGAGTCAGGTCGAAGATCGAGCCCTGCGAGGCGTCGGTCGTCACGGTGGAGGCGTAGGTCAGGGCCACCACGCCAGGGTTCAGGCCGCTGTCGTCAGGCTTGTAGCCCGTGACAGTCCAGCGGGAGCCGACGCCGACCTTCTCCTTGCCCGTGTCCGACTCCACCCCGTAGTCGCCGCGAGCCAGGTACGGGTCCTCGGCGGTCCACTGGGCGGCCGTCTTGCTGACGATCAGGGGCGAAATCGACCTGTCCATCGGTTGGTCCTTGGTTCTCTAGCGTTTCCCGCTGGTAGATGGCGTCACCCTGGTTTATGTCCTCTAGCACGGGCTAGAAGTCACTTTTTCTTCTTCCACCGGGGCAAATGCTTCTCGTGGACCTTGGCCAGGGCGTCCCGCATGGAGAGTTTGGGGTCCTTCGAGATCTCCTTCTTGGCGAGTTCTTTGGCGATACGGGGGTTCAGGGGCACGTTCTTGGGGCCTTCATGAGACCCCTCTATGTTCACGATGCCTTGGACGTTTAGGTTACGGGCTTTGGCGACCCGCTTGATGTCGTCCACTGAGTCCACCCATGCCATGGGGTCCATGTGCCCCCGCTTGTCGGCCAGGCCGCTTAGATAGAACTTCCCGGTCGGGTTGATCCCGGAAGCCCGTGCCTCTCGAACAATCCGGGCGGCCTGCTTCTTGGGGAGCGAGTCCAGCCAGTTACCGCTGTACCGGCCCTCCATGAAGGTGCGGTCGGCGGCCTTGGTGCCGGGGGCCTGCTGGAGGCTGCACATCAGGGCGAACCTCTCGGACTGGCCGTCCTCGATCATCCTGAGGTAGTGCTGCTGGACCTCGTATGAGGCGGCGGCGATCTCGGGAGGGAGCGTGGTCACGGCTGCAACTCCTGCGGGACCTGGGGCGGGGGCTCCTGGGGCGGAGGCTCTTCGGGAGGAGGTGCCCCGCCGCCGCCACCACCCGGGGGTTGCGGCTCACCGCCCGGAGGGGAGGCGGGAGCGCCCGGGGGCTGCGGCTGTGGCGGCGGCGGGGGCGGCGGTGGAGGTAGCAGGTAGCGTGACGGGTCGATGTCGAGGGACTTCGCCCAGTCCGTAACGAGAGCATTGAAGGGGTCCACAATCCCCTGCGGAATGAGACCCTGGAGAACAGGCCCGAGCGTCTGCAGGGCCATCTGCATCTGCTCGACGCGGCTTGCCTTGTTGGGCTTCCGTGCCGAGCCCGCCTCTACTCTGTAGTCGTACTCCCTGGCTACCTGATAGATGTCCAGGCTCTGAACGTGCATTTCCCAGGCTTTGGCCCCGAGCGGACCCAGGACTGAGGCTACGTCGTTGGGGCTCAATAGCCAGCGTGCAGCCAGGGCTTCCTTGCGTGCCAGTTCACTCATGGCACTTTCGAGGGTTTCAGCCATGTCGTCCGGCCTGACCGAGATCTGCTCGCTTTTGACCTGGGCCTCGGCGGCAGACCGGAATTGGTTCCGCGTCATGCCGTACACGAGTTCCGTCAGCCCAACGCGGCGGTCGAACATTTCCGCCACAGCCGACACGATATTCCAGATGTCTGGAGTGACCTGAGGCAATTGGAAGACCGAAATGATGTCATTGACCGATTTCCCCAGAGTCTCCGAGAGTTCTACGAGGTTGAACCCGTTCTCGGACTGGGCAGTGATCTGGTCCTTTATGTCAGAGTCTGCTGCTTTGCTGACTCCGATCAGGGTGTTGCAACTTGTGGCTATGCGAGTCGCCAGGTAGGACATCGCCCAGTTCAGGAACTTGAGTTCCGCCACACCAGGCTTCAAATGGGAGATAGGCCATGAGTACCCCGGCTTGCGATGGAACTGCAGCGGGGTGAATGGCCAGCCGTTGTGATCGGCGTAGAACGGGATCGGCCACCGGGTTCGCAGGAACATCGGGCTCGGAGTCCCTTCCTGCATTGCCTGCTCATCGGGCTGCTCGGCCGCCAGTTCCTTCGGCACATTGAGCGGGAAATCCACGCCCTCGCACACCACGATGTAGCAGTTGTCCCCGAGGTCCTGGAACAGGTCGGCACTGTCCTTGGGGGCGTCCTTGAGCGTGTGCCCGAAGCCGGTCTTGCTGTAGATCTTCCAGTAGACGCAGAGGTCGTTGGTCTTGCCGTTCCGCTTCTTATTGCGGTAGTCCCGCTCCTCTTCCTTCGAGCGGGCGACGTAACTCTCCAGGTGACCCTTCAGGTCCTCCCGCTTCAGGCCGTACTTCTTGGCCACAACATCGACAGGGTGAATGCACCTACGGGCCGCCCAGAGGATGTCCTCCTGCTCGTCTGCGTCAGGGTCCCAGAGGACGTTGTCGCACGAGTCCATGAAGGACCCGACCATCGACACCTCCGTCTCGGGGATGGTGACGAGTTCGGTCCACCACACCCCAAGGCCCTTGATGATGGCCTCGTCCACGACCTTCCGGGAGTTCTCTCGGAGATTCAGTTCGTTCGGGGTGTAGTTCAGGTATGTCTCAAGCAGTTCGCTCACGGTCCTGCGAATCTGCTCCATCCATCCGACCTGGCGAGAGACCTGGATGAACTCATCTACGGCCGGGTTTGGGATCGGCTGCCCGGTGGCAGGATCCATGGACGGCGGCTGGTCCATGTCGATGCCCACGGCCATGGGCGAGATGACCGGGAAAGTCTTCGGGGTCACGTTCCGCACCGGGTTTCGGTGGTAGATGACTGCCCCGAATAACTTCACGGCCTCGAAAACACGGTTGATAGTGATTCTGAAGGCCGGGGGAGACAGCCTGCTGTACCCCGATTCCCCCTTGGTGGCGTCCTTCCAGAACCAGTTGTTGGTTCCGTCGAAGAAGTTCATCGCCTCCTTGGCGTCTTCGGTGAACGGCCTCTTGTGCTTCTCGGCCTGCTGCAACTTGGCCAGCCAGGACTTAGCCACCGCACGCAGGGCATCCTCGACCCGCTTGGGCCCAGCCATGTCCGGCGGGATGTCCGGGAGTTCGGCGGAGTTCCCGCCGGAAACGTCCGCCTGGGGCTCGATCATGCGGCGTCCTTAGGCTTGGCCAGACGAGCGGCCTGCAACTTCAGGCTCTTAGCGATGTCCGCCACCTGCTTCAGGGCCTGGGTGCTGGGGTGCAGGCGGAAGCCGCCCCACTTGGTCCAGGCGGCGGCACTGGGGTTCTCGGTCCAGAACGGGTCGTCCACATGCCGCACCGAGGGCTTTTCGATAAGGCCAGCGTCCTCGGCCCAGATCAGGATGCTGATGGTCTGGACGCCTGGGCGACGGGCGACCCAGCCCATGGACGGTTCCTGGGGGTTGATCGGGTCCGAATACCAAAGGACCATGTCCCCGACGGCCAGTTCCGGCATCTTGAAAACGTCGCTCATCTCGCATCCTCCAGGGGGTTTATGTCCGCAAACCGCCGGAAGTGTATTGCCGATGAACAGGCGTACAAAACGGTATTAGCCGTAGTTGCCCGTCGCGGTGACTGGGGCAAGGTAGATTGCGCCCTTGCCTTTTTTCTTGCGTCGCTCCTCCGCCCACTTCACCCACCAGGGCTGCTCTGCCAACTGCTTGGGCGGCTCGTGCCAGATGGGGCCGTAGGCACAGAGGTACCGGAGGCAGTCCACGAGATGGAACTCACCTCGCTTGCTGGGCTCATCTGTGACTATGGTGGTTCCGGCTACATATTGAACCTTCTTCTTGTACCTCTTCATCTCCCGCTCAAGGTTCGGAAGGGCCCCTCTCAGGAACCTGAGTTTGGAGGTGCCCTCTGGCCGGATGTAGAGCATGTTCCGCACGGCCTGCAGGCCAGCCTGAATGTCGTCGCAGCCGGGGATGAAACTGTGCCCCGTCACCTCGGAGGCGGTCCCGAGGTTTCGCAACTCTTGCGAATACTGCTCCTGGGCGGTGCGGCCGGAGCCGATGTCAGTGATGCGACCGCCGTGTGCGTCGATCAGGAAGGCGTAGAACTGCTGCCTGCCGACCTTGTCGTGAAACTCCTTGGCGAACTTTATGGCGTTGCACTCTCGGATGTAGAGTTCGTCGTAGCACAGGATCATGTTTCCCTGGGGCGGCACGGCGGCGAACAGAACGGCCGTGACCGAGTGGCCCGGGTCCACGATGGCATAGCGGCACCAGTCGTCCGGCACCTGCCCAGAGGGCATTTCCTCCCGGTTGTAGCCGTGGACGCTCATGTTGAACGAGGGGTAGACCAACACGCTGTCGGTCATAAACTCGCCCTCTGACCGCTGACGCAGAACGTCCTCGCCCAGGGCGGCCCACCGCTCAAGCATCTTCCGCTTCTCGTCGGCGTCGATGTGCGGGTTGTCTAGGAACCGCAGCACGAACCGGCGTATGTCCGTGGTGTTGCCGATGCTCTCCGCCTTTTCCGACCGCTCGTTGAGCCCAATTAGGGCTTCATTTTTCGAGTGCGGCATGGCCGACCATGTGAACCTACCACGGCGATCAGCAAGTCTGGCCTGCATCTCGGGGACCCACTGCTCGTTATTCAGGTCCTCATCAAGGTGGACCCTATTGGCCTGAAACCCTTGCGGGGGATCGCCCTCGGACGAGAAGCAGTAGATGGTCCAGCCGTTAGTCAACTCGCAGGAGTTCAGATACCCAGCCGACTTCAGGAGCCAGGACATGCTCTTTATCATCCGGGGCGGGATCAGCGGCGGGGCTGGCTTGGCCTGGGCCTCGCGTTCCTTGTCCCCCAGCAGCATCGGATCGAAGGCCCGCCACTCGCCGCTGGTCCGATCCTTGATGATCTTGAAGGCCCCGGCACGAAACAGATAGGGCACTATCACGAGCCCTACATGCTTCCAATTCGCCCCGACGATGACGAGATTCCCGCCTTCTTTTGGGTACTTGCCTTCGATGGGATGGGTACCAGTTGCGGCCCATGCGTCCTCGATGAACGTGCAGAGACTCTTGCCTGACCGATTACCCCCGATCACCAGGGTTTCGCTCGCCATGCACTGGTGGTACTCCCACTGCAGGGGCGTCGGCCTGTAGAGCCTCAAGGCTTCTAGCCGCCTCGACTTCAATTCTCCCTGCAGTGCCCGCAGTTCGTCCTGCTGGAACGTCGAGAAGTTCTTGATGGTCGGCAGCGGTTGCTGCGGCGGCGGTGTCTTCTTGGGCATCTACGATCCTCCCTGATACTCGCGTCATGCTGGCAACCTGACGGATGCGAGCGTCGATCTCCTGTTCCAACTCCTCTTCGGAGTAAAGTTGGATGGGCTTCTTGGCCCCTCCCTGCTCGGTGTTCTTGGATGCGAGCCGGACGATCATCTCCAGCACCGAGGTCCGAATCCTGCTTCCCGGAGGGGACTCGAAGTACTGCTTCAGCAGCAGTGCGGCGAAGCCGTTGGTGCCGCCGAAGTAGTGCAGGATGGCTTCCAGCAACTCCGCCGTGTGCGGGATGTTGGCCCCGCCGATGGCCGCCGCGTCCAGCATGTGGGACACGGCCTTCTTCTCGATCCGGTCCATCCGCCGCTGCCGACGGGCCTTCCCCTGGCAGGACCGGCAGACCGTCTTCCAGTCACCGTCCTTGCCGCCGTATCGCTGGAAGTTCTTCTCGTTCAGCGTTTTGACATGCTGGCAGACAATGCACTGCCGATCCTTGCTGGCAGCGATCATGCGTCACCTGTCTAACTGCATGATAGATCGAATCATGGGGGCCGAGGCGACTCCGCCGCCTTCCCTGGCGGCCTTCAACTTCTCCTGGATGCCCTTTCGGTACATGTCGTCCATGGCCATGTCGGCAGGCATGGGCTCGTCCATGAAGCCGTAGAGTTCCTTTATCATCTGCGGGTCGAGAGGCACGAGGGAGTTCTCGTTCTGCTCGATCATGCTGCGGGCGTAGTCCTCGTTGTCCATCGCCATCTGCTCAAGGTCGATGGGGCGATTGAGCCTGCGAGCAATCTCTTGCTGCATGGCCAGTTGCTGTCGCAGTTGCCGGATGATGGATGACATAGGAGTGTTGAGCGCCGGGGGCCTCCTTGCCCCCTGGTCGCGTGCATGCGTCAGTCGAGCGTGTACCCGGGCTTCCGCTTGGGCGGCGCAGACTTCTTCGGATTGGCCCGTGCCAATGGCTGTCGCTTCTTAGTGGGATGCCACACTTCCTCGCCCGTCAGAAGATCCGGGACTTTGATGTGGTTGGGCGGCGGCACGAGCATTTCTCTTGCATCCGACATCGTGGACTGCGGCACGCCCTCCAGCATCGGATCCGGGGGCGAGTACATAGAGTCACGCACATCCTGCTGCAGCCTGCGGATACGGTCCTCTGACGAGAGCATGTCCGGCCCCGGGGCGGCCTGCGGCTGCTGGGGGACCTCCTGGGCTCCCGCCCGATTCCGCATCTCCATGGCGGCACGGTTGCCCCAACCCGGAGTCTGCGAGTGCATCCTGAACAGGAATGCCAGTCGCTGCTCATCGTTCTCCGGGGCGGCCTGCGGCTGCTGGGGGACCTCCCGAAAGGGCGGCATGTCCTGGGGCCCGAAACTCTTGTAGTTCTGGTATTTCTCTGGGTAGGGCATGATCTGAAGTTCCTTGGCGTCGTTACGTCACTTCTTTGGGCACTGGCCGTCCGGGCACTTCCCGGCGGACTTGCACTTACAGGTCACGGGGCAGGGGCACTTCTGCACGATTCTGCCGTCTGGCTTCCAGTAGCCGTCCTTGCATGTTCCGCCACAGACGCACTCGGCAGGCTTTGGGGCCGGGGGCGGCTCGGTGGCAAAGGTGGCGTAGGCGGCACGCACAGCGGCGGCGGCCCGGGGCTGCTCAGTGTCGATGGCCTTGGGGTCAGACGACATCCAGGTCAGCACCCAAATCAGGAACTCCCACATTCACCACCCCCTTGCGTGATTGAGGTGTGCGTACCCCTGCTCGTCCACAAGCACGGACTGGATCTGATGGCTCTGGTCCCTCGGGGCAGGCTCGGCAAAGGCCGCGAACCACAGGGCTGTCTTGGCGAACTTCACGATGGCCGCCAGGATCGGCCGCGATTCGTGCGGGCTCGGCGTGACCTCATTGGCCGCCCGGTAGCCGATCAACAAGCAGACCACGCAGACGATTGCCAGGGATTGCTTCGAGAGCGTGACCATCATCGGACTCCTTACGGGGCGACAGAGAAGGCAAGAGGTGCGGGCGAGAGCCAGTTCCCATGATGCAGGTCTCGCCACCCAAAGCCGTCGATGCTGCCGACGGCGAACGAGTCTTCTCCTGCGAGCATTCCGTCAATCACCTTGGCGTCGATCCAGAAGGAGCCCTCGGGCATGTCGGACGGAAACTTAGGCCCGGACACCCAGGACGGACCCCAGGAGTTCAAGCACAAAAGACCAGGCCGGTCGTACCTCACCGAGACCAGGGCCATGCAGTGTTGCCATGTCCCAGATGGGGCACAGAACGCCTGCTCGTCCCTGACAGACCGGAACCCATAACCTGAACAGACGGCCACCGGAAAACCCGACTCAATGGCCGCCGCAGCCTCCCGGAAGTTCTTGACCAGGGCCACATGCTTGGCGGGGTGGGTCTTGGCGATCAGGTCCAGTTTGCCCTGGTCGTTTTGGCCGCCATTCCCCCAATTTCCCCAGTCTCTTGCACGTTCCGGGGAGTATTTGGTCAGGTCGTGCCCCGGATACTGCTGTCTATATATAAGACCCCAGTCCCGGAGCCACTTGGCGGCGGCCCCTCCGTAACTGCCATCGGAGTACCCGGCCTGCTTCTTGCCCCTGGCTTCGACCCTGCTTCCGCCATAGATGCTCTCGGTGCTGGGGAATGGCGGGGGATTAGCCAGGCGTCCAGTCTCCCAGTCCACGCATTGGGCGATCCATGCTGAATGAGCGAAGCCCCAGGACACGCAGTCACCTATGCCCTGTCGGCCTACGACCCACGGCTGTCCGTAGACTGCCTGATGGGCCTTGTAGGCTGACCGGTACAAGAACGTGTCTTTGCCCTTGGCCTCACGGATGGCTTCCTCGCCTGCCTGCGAGAACAGAGGCTTGTCCAGTTCGGACAGGAACTGCCTGGTGCCGTCCGGGTTCGGGGTGTAGCCGAAACGCTGCGGGGCTGGCTGCGACAGGAATGCAGCGACGGCCATCCCGACTGCTATCAGCAGCAGCCAGGTGGCAACGGACTTCGCTGTGAACAGGCTCTTACTTTCCTGAGGCACGGCTGGCAGCCCCCGCGATCTCGAAGAATGCGTCCACCCACTTGGCCCGCTGCTCGGGGCTGATTGGCCCGCCGCTGATGCCCACGGCCTCGTTCAAGAAGTGGCAGATCTCGTCGCGTGCCTTGGGCTGCCTGTCGCCAATGGACTCGCCCTGCATCCGCATGTCACGGGCGGTGATCCGCAGGTCATCGAACTGGATGCCGGTCTTCAGACGGGGTTCTTTGCTCTGGCCGTCCTCCTGGATGATCCGAGCCAACTCATCACACAGGGCTGAAACGGCGGCGGCGTCGCTTGAGGCCGTGGGGCCGATGAACTTGCCAGCCAGCACCAGGCGAGCGGGCTTGTCGTCGGGGGCCGGGGTCGGAGCCCGGGAGCGTGTCGCCAGAGACAGGACGGCAATCGCACCCAGGACGGCAGCAGCGTAGTGCCTGGCCTTCTCGCTCACGGCTTCTTCTCCTTACGCGGCCTGGGCTTCTTGGCCGCTGGCTTCTTGGGCTCTTCCTGCACAACCTCCGTCACCTCGGGCTTGACCGGCCACAGAAGCAGGGCGGCGGCGGCGACGATGCAGATGATGGCGATCACGAGTTCTTCCTCACCAGTTGCAGGACCACCTCGATAGCACCAGAGGCAGCAGCCAGGAGCGAAGCCCTGACGGCAGGCTTGGCGATGACCCAGAAGGGCCAGAACCAGATCGGCACTGCCTTGTCAGCCACCTCGTCAAACAGGTGACCGAGGGCCTCAAGAACCATCTCCTTCTTCAGCGGCCCGGCGGTATCGAGCGTATCAACGGTCTCGATGGCCAGCCGCATCAGGGCCAGGAACAGTTCCCCGAACTCCACCAGCGTCAGGCCGCCATGTGCCTTCAGGCTGGCGACGATGACGAACGCCTTGACCTTGGCGGCCAGGGAGTCCATCGGGGTGCTGGCGGCGACACATGGTTCCGAGTACATGCTGCCCTCCTCAAACAAACTGGCACCGTACTGATGACGGCTCGTCACCAATACGGTGCCAGTGTGGTCCCTCTGATTCTTCTTACGATCACGGAGACGAGACGCGGGCCGACCGACCGGCGAGGCCGACCAGGACCCGAACCTTGCCGCTGGCCGTAGCAGCCAGGGCGATCCCCGCCGTCTTGTTCGCCACAGCGGCCACAGCAGCACCGCCCGTGAACGAGATCAGGTCAGCCGCAGCGAAAGTCGCAGCCGTGGTCGCCGTCGTCGGGCCCTCAACGACCACCCAGAAGATGTCGTTGTTGGCCACGCCAGCGGCAGGCAGGTACTCGTCCGCGATGCCGACCACCATGTCGTTCACGCCAGCCGAGCCGTCCACCTCGGACAGCAGGGCCGACGCCTTGGCCTTGACGGCCGCACCCGGGAGGATCGCACCGCCCGAGGTGTTCCGCATGGCGATGCACTTCACCGGGGCGTTGCTGTTCACAACGCCAGTCCGGGGGTGAACGTCCACGAACCACTTCGGGGTGCCGACGATGTGCGTGCCGTCGCTGGTCGAACTGACACCCAGCGTCTGGCCTCGGCTGAACCACGGATCGGAGTCGATATTGCTCATGGGTCTGGTCTTTCCTTATGGGCTTTGGGTTCAGGCGATGGCCGCCAACTTGAAGAAGTTACGCGGGGAACGGAACTTGAGGTTGGCGAGTACGCTCACGACATACCGATAGGACTGCAGGTCTTCGTTGTAGAACGGGCCTTCAGCAGTCATCAGGCTTCCTTCCATGCAACGAAGTTCCATGTTGGCGATGGAGAGCCCGTAGCCGCAGCCCGACGGGACCGCGTACTCGGTGCTGATCTCGACGCCGTCCTGCTCGAACACATCGTTGAAGCCGTAGGACTTCAGGCCGTTTGTCCGGGTGACGATGACACGCTCCTTCGAGTCCAGTTTGTTCAGGTACTCGATGTAGAGTTTGCGGTCCAAGAGGACCATGTCGATCTCGGACTCCTTCGTGTCATTCCGCTTGGTCTGGTGGATCGCCTCACGGGTGGCGACCACGCAGTTGTCCTTCCAGGTGTTGGTCAGACCAGCGAATGCCGTCGAGGTGTAGTTCACCACGATGGGGCTGTAGAAGTCGTACTCGGGGTCGGCCACGCCGTTCGGCCACACGCCCTCGACCTGCGACCCGGCGATGGCACCGAGGCCGGTGTTGATACCGGCGTAGGTGTCGGCCGGGAAGCCAAACATGTCGGCGGCGTTGGCGGCACGCTGGGCACCGGTACCGATGTTGACCGTACCGTTGAGGGCGAAGAACGACTCCAGGCCATGGAAGCGGAGTTCGTTACCGGCGGCGTTGCCGTCGATGTAGATCTCCTTGGCGAGGTGCTGCTCCATCGACTCCTGAAGGCGGCTGGCCATCTTGCCTGCCACGTTGATAAGGGCCTGCTGGCCACGGTTCTCCAGCATCTCCTTCTTGTAGATGCTGTCCGTAACTTGGTAGCCACGGTACGGGAGTTGGGCATCGACCCAGAGGTTCTGCCTGCTGAAGACGCGCGGGGTCTCACCGTTGTTGCCCGTGACAGGCTGGTTGCGATAGCGAACCTGCCAGTCGAGACCACGGCCACCCTGGTTCATCACGACGTTGCCGCTGTTCTCAAGTGCCGAGAACACCTTGAACTTGCGGAACGTGGTCAACTCCTCCTCACGGAGGTAGTTGATGATCGTGGTGCCAATACTGCGTGCCCAGTCCGTGGCCGAAGGCATGTGCTTTCCCTTTCAGGTTGCTTCTTTAGATCAGGCCGTCTGCTGAAGCCTGGTCGCGGAAGAATTGCTCGAAGGATCTTTTGGGTTTCGGGGCTCTCGGGTCGGTTAGTTGGGTGCCAGCCGAGCGGCTCGGATTTCTCGAAGCCTCTCGTCTCAGGTACTCCATGTTTTGCTGTGCGAGGTCAGGCTTCGGCTGCGGCGGGGGCTCCGCTGCAACCGGCATCGCCTGCTGCGGCGGCGGCTGGTAGGCGGCCTGGGCCGCGTACTGCTGCTGCTGCTGTGCAAACGATGCTTGCTGCTGGTCGAACGCGGCGGCGAGCATGTCCCTTTCGGTCATCGCCACTGCGTACTTCCAACGAGCCTCAGGGCCTTGGATTCCCTGACTCCTGGCTTCGTCAATGTACTTATGTACCAGCATGCCCTCAGGTGTCACTTGGCCTGTTTCAGAATCAAACAGCCAGTCCCGGTTGGACTGTTCGACATCGGTAACGAAGTGCTGCTTGGCCTCTGTCTCGAACCTGTCCTGGACGATCTTCTCGGCCTGCTGCTGGGCGAGTTTCTCGACCATGGGGCCGAGGGTTTCCTGGGGGTTTTCCAGAAACTTCCTGGCGAAGTCCGCCCGGTACTGCATCCAGTCTTCCAGGGCGGACTTTGCCTCCAGGGGTGCGTTTTCCGCAATTACATCGCGGCCTGCTTCATCCTTTGTGAGATACCGCTTGTAACTGTCCTTTATCTGCGG